TCAGAAGAGTATGAGGACTTTATGGATAATGTTCAGGACTTTGAAGAATCATTGGTTGTTGATGGTGATTATCTATTTAAACTTTGGTTCTCAATAGATAAAGAAACTCAGGCTAAAAGATTTGATTTCAGACAAAAGTCACCATTGAAATATTGGAAGTATTCTGAGAATGATGAAAAGATGCAAGATGTATGGGAAAAGTTCACAGAGTATAAACAAAAACTTTTTGATAAGACATCAACAGTTAACCACCCTTGGGTTGTTTTAGATTCTAATGATAAGAAAATTTCAGGTTTAAATTCAATTAGATACGTTTTACAAAATATTCCTTACGATAATAAAGACGAAGATGTTTTAAATAAAGATTTTCCTGAAGCAATGACGGTTTTAAAACCAAATGTTAACGAACAATCAGTTTTTGATGATGTGAATAAAATTATGGGTATAAAACAAAATCAAAACTCAGATACTTTTTGGGATGACGTTAACAAGTTGACGGGTGCTAGTGATAAATCAAAAGAAGGTGTTATTGACGGCGCTAAGAAAATGGTAAAAACAATAAAACCAATAGAAAAAGACAATTTAACTAAAGATGATTTAATTGTTGCCGCAACCATATGGGGGGAGGCTAGAGGAGAAGGTTCTGAAGGAATGAAAGCAGTTGCAAATGTTATTAGAAATAGAGCAGATAGTCTAAAAAAATCGCCAAAAGATGTTGTTTTACAAAAAAAACAATTTTCAATTTGGAATGATACAACTACTGATAATTTTTTAAATAAGATAAATAAATCTATTTTAAAAAACCCTAAGGATGGTTCCGCTTGGGAAACCGCTCAAAACCTTGTTAAAAATTATATTAAAAAGAAAGGTACTGATAATACAAAAGGTGCTGAATTTTACCATACAACGTCAATTAAACCAAGTTGGGATTATTCCAAATTAAAATACACTACAACAATCGGAAATCATAAATTTTATAAACCAATTGTTTGATATATTTATAAGATATGAAAAAGTTTATTATTACAGAAAGTCAATTAGAATACATCGTTAAAAGACACATTAACGAAGATGCGAGATATGTAATGTCTTTTGACGAATTTATGAGACATAAAAACAAAGACCAACAATATAAGTGTGGTTATGAAAATTTATGTTTTTTAATTCATGATGGGAATTACCAAATAGATTTGGATGAAAAATTCCATGAAAAACACAAAATTCCTAATGGAGTTGGTGGAACAATTTACCACGATGGTAATAATACCTATTTCTGTCCTGACTTTGGTGACGACAGACCACAAAGAACTATTCAGGTTTATTAAAACTCAAATTGGTGTTTAAATTCGTAACCTGTTGAGGATTCTTCAACATTCATACGAAAATCTAGTTCTATAGTTTGGTTTTCATTGTTAATTATAAATGTTCCCTCAGAGCCTTCATTTATTTCCCATCCACCATGATTTTGTTCCAAAATGTTGTATAACTTATTTTCCCAAACCGCTGTAAATTCATAATGTTTGTCATCACTATCATTGATTAGACCAACGTCATCAATATAACCTGAATCACCATCACCGCTAAAATTAACACTAATTTTAAGTTTACCATCTTCTTTCCACTGAACCATATCTTCAAGTAATTCCTTTTCGTCAATTTCAAACTCTTGGTAATATGATTCATAACCCATAGTTTGAATATTTTCTTCAATTATTAAAGTTTTGTCTGTTGTTGAATACTCACATGACACCGTTGCTCTAGAATCACCATCACCTTCTAATGAATCTAAAACTTCATCTTTAATAGTGTCAAAAAAATTATCTAAAAAATCAAATAATTTATTAGGTATAATATCATAAGCTCCACCTTTATTAGTCCAAGGTGAGAAGTGATAATCAACATTCCCGTCGTAATCAACATAAAAGTCATTACTGACACGAGTAAGACCATTACTTAATAGGATATAATGTAAAAGTTTAAAATTTTTTATAGTTTCAGGGTTATTTAATAATTCTTTCATAATAATAAATATCAATCATCAATTTCTAACTTCATGGTTTTAATCATCCATAAAGGTCTTTGTTTATTTTCTAATGCTAACACCCATTCTTTTGCCGATGGGATATATCCGTTACAATCTTCCATTACATGTTGTTCACCAACATAACGGGTGTATACAGTTTTCCCATCACTATTTTTAAATTCAGCACCAAAACGTTGTTCCATTTCAAATATACCCTCAGAGTGGTGTCGAAACATTCTGTGTGATGAATGTCCGTACCAACCTTTTGTTTCATCTAACCATTCGTGTAAATGGATATAATCTTCCCATTTCCCTCCGAATTTTTTAACGGATGATTTTGCATGGATTATTGGATGCGCCATAATTTAGTGTTCTATAGATGTTGTTAATATATAATCCTCAGGAAGTGAAAGACTTTTGATAGTATGTAAGACAAGAATTTCCAGGCCTTCCGGAAAAAGTTCGATAGCATATTCATAATTTGATGGGTATAATTTAACTGATAAAATATTTTTTTTCTGACTAATTGAATGAGAAAATTCCGTAACTTTGATTTCGGAATTTTCACCAAACCATTGGTCGATGTCTTGTTTATTTGTTTTATTTAAGACTTTTTCAAAAAAACTCTTTTTCATAATTATATATACAAAAGAAATATAAGATATTTATTGTTAAGATGAAAGTAAATTTATATGATAAATCTAGTGGACTTGGTTCTGAACAAATAAATGTTATTCAGGACTTCTTGAGATTTTGTCAAAAAAACTCTCCACTTAAGACAGACATTGACATTCATCTTCTTGGCGAACGTTTTGGAGGAATGACTACAGGTGGTGAAATTCCTGGTAAAATTAAAGTTCTTGCTGGTGGAAGAATGTTAATTGACATTTTAAGAACTGTTGCTCACGAATGGGTTCACGAGTTTGCTCGTCAAAGAAATATCAAGTTGAGAGGGTATAATACCACATCTCAAGAAAACTTCTCAAACTCTGAAGCTGGAATTATGATACGTATGTACGAAAAAAGTAATCCGCAATTAACTGAGTTGTTGTATAATTAAAAAAGATTATGTATATTTGTCCTATGGATAGGGACTTTCAATGGATACGTAAGGTAATTGGTTCGATTACCCACTTTGGACAAATTCAATCTGCCGAAAATCTGATTGATTTTTATGTTAAAAAGTATCAAGATTCTGAAGAATTAATAAAATATTCTTTGGACTTTGATTGTAGTATTGTCTTTTTAAATAAAAGTTTAATCAGTAAGAAAACAATTCTTGAATTATGAAAGAAAAACTAAGTGATTTTATTTGGAAATATTTTAAAAATCCCGTTAGAAACTTTTCTACATCTGTCGGTAATTTAATTAAGTGGTTTCCTGTGATTTGGAAAGACCGTGATTGGGACGACCATTATATTTTTGAGGTATTCAAATTTAAGTTAGAAAAACAGTCTAAGTACATTAAAGAAAAAGGATTTCACGTCAATTCAGAACTTGACGCTAAAAGGATGATGTTGTGTGTTAAACTGATGGAAAAAGTTCAGGAAGAGTTTTATATAATGGAATATATGGACTACGAGGATAAAGATTTTTTCTTTGTTCCAACAGGTGATGATATTGAAGATGTATTGGGTGGTTATTATATGGAGACACTTTTGAAAAAAGAAAACTTAAATGATTTTTTCAAAAAATATCCATTGGTTTACAAGAAAATTGTTACTGATAAAAAATATCATATTTTTAAAATCGACAACGAGGACTTAACTTCATACGAAGTTAAATCAAGAATTGCCTTGAATATTGGAAGATACAATCACGAAAGAGCAAGGAAATTACTTTTCAAAATCTTGAGTGAAAATATTGAAAGTTGGTGGAACTAGTTTATAGTTTCACTTTCTTCAGTAGTTTCTGTTACTTCTTCTACCTTAGGTTCTTCAGAATTATCTTTTGATTTTCTATATCCTAAAAGAGTTGCTCCGATTCCAACAAGAATTATTGATTGTGTTATAACGTCAATATCCTTGTTTAAAAACATTTTATCAATACAACCCATAAGGAATGTCAAACCTCCGATAAAAACAATATAAAGACCCGCAGTTCCACTTCCTGATGTTTTTCCTGAACTATTGGAAGTCATCTCGGCGAATGAAAACTGTTTAATGTTCCCAATTTGTTTTTTAATGTATTCTTTCATTTTATCTCCCTTGTCCTTTGTAAGGTTTTTTGTAATTCTTACTCCTTTTATTGGATGTAAATTTCTTTGATGATTTACCTGATTTTTTAACTCCGAATGATAACTTCGTTGAACCTGTTGATTTAGCTGCCATTATTTCATTTATTTAGCAATAAGTATATAAGTTTTTTAAAAAAATTAATATTTATAAATAAAATGAACTTTGTTCATAAACTTTAAACCCACGTTAATGGATAATGACGAAAATGAAACGAATTCTAAAGGAAAATGTTGCCACTTATTGCCTTATGCTCGCAATGTTTTTCAATCCACTAGGATTCGACATAATGTTCAAAGTAATTTTAGACTACACAAGTTCTTATTGGATTACCACAGGAATTTTCTATTGTATTTCAGCATTATTCTTTGGGTTGTATTTCTCATTACGAACTAAAAAATGAATATCAAAAAACTAATCAAAAAAGTTCTTACAGAATCAGTAGAAAAACCACTTATTTCGGAACACCTTAATTATCATATAACAAATGAAATTCCATTGAATGATAATATCTTTAGATTTGGTTCTGAGGAATTCTTTAATGTTATTAACGAAGCTCGTGAGTTATATTATGAAGGAATGGTTGAATTAAATGAGGATGATGTTGAACTTGTTGAATCTGATTTTGGAACACAAGTTAGATTATCAAGTGGTAGAGTTGTTTACTTGGATACTCCGATGGAAGAATCATTTATTTCTGAAGCTGAGTATAACGGAAAGAAAGTTGAACTTGGTAAACCAAGAAGAAATAGTGGTGGTGGTAAGAAATATGTTGTCTATGTTAAAAACCCATCAACAGGTAGAGTTAAGAAAATTTCATTTGGCGATGTTAAAGGTGGTTTAACTGCTAAGGTGTCAAATCCTAAAGCTCGTAAATCATTTGCCGCAAGACATCAGTGTTCTAAAAAGAAAGATAGATTGAGTGCTGGTTATTGGGCATGTCGTTTAAACCGTTTTGGTTATTTGTGGGGTGGTAAAACTTATCCAGGATTTTGGTAATATGAAACCGTATAAAGATAGAAAACTAACAGAAACTTCAAAGATTAGAGTTTTTAAATCAGATGTTGATAGTGGTGAACTACAATGGCATCGTGATAGAGAAGATAGATTGATTGAAGTAGTACAGGGTAAAGGATGGAAATTCCAAATGGATAATCAATTACCAATAGAGTTAACTGAAGGACAAGTATTATTAATCCCTGAAGGGACTTATCACAGAATATTCAGAGGAACGTCTGATTTAGAATTAAAAATTGATTTTATTTAGTAATCCTATCAACGATTAAATCCATAAGTCGTTTTAAGAAATTACCTGAAATTGTTATCAATCCAAACGCCGATAATGATTTAACTAACATTTCAGTATCTCTCATATCCCACACACCTTCAGAAACGGCATCATATATCATTGGTATGACTGGAACCAAGAATGCGTAACTTAACATATTTGTTACAGTAAATGCTGATAAATTCAAACTCTTTAAAAAACCTGCCAAAACAGTTTTAAGTTGATTGGCTTTAATTGCTCCCAATTTAAATGGTTCTTCAAGTCCATCTTCTTTAATCTTTTTAATAATTGATTTGTTGATAAAACTTCTTTCTTGAAAGAATATTACTGACGCAATACCGGCAGCAATCAATGATGAATCTTTTTCTGTTAACTCTGGTACTTGTCCATTTAACCATTGCATAATTGGACCCATAAACCCTCCAATTGCAGCACCCCATGTAAGCATCATCTTTAAGTTTATTGAAGCATGTGATTTAGTGTCTTCAACAATCTTTTTAGTTAGTTCAACACCATCTTCTTGAACTTCTTTAATCCTATCATTTATTGCTTCAAGGATAATTTGCTTTTGAGATTCTTTAATTAGATATTTCATTATATTTATAAATATATGAGTAAGAAATTAAATCCTGAACTTAAACCTGATGATAGAATTGTTATCATTGAACTTTTAGGTGAACCTCAATTATCTTTTGGTGATAGAGGAACTGTTAAAGGAATACAAAAAGGACCTGGATTTGTTCAGTATGTTGTTAAATGGGACAATGGGTCAAGTCTTTATTTATTGGATGAAGATAAATGGATGTATGAATCTGAGTTTGATGAAATGAGAGAAAGAAAAATGAAAAAAAATATTAAAGAAAATAAATCAACAGATTTAACACAACATGCGATGTTAGTAAAACATTTCAACATGTTGTTTATAAAAAAATATTTAAATAAATTAAGAGAAGCTGGTGTTGTTAATATGTTTGCGGCAGCACCATATCTTTATATGGGTAAAGAAAGATTGGCTCACGAACACAAGTATAATGATACTAACGAAGCGTTTGATGAATTAGTTGATATGGCTGATAAGACCCAAGGTGAAATGGTAAACGGAGTAATCAGTATACTTGAAGATGAAAATAAAGAAGTGACAGTGGAAAACATTAATTCTGCTTTAAGAAGATACGCACCAAAAATTATTTCGTTTTACGCAAATTACTTCTAAAGTAAAAACAAAGGATTTCTTTCACCGAAGTGTCCACCAACAATATTGTAGTAATAATATTCTAAAGCATCTTCATAAGACATATCTTTTTGTAATGACTCAAGTATTTTATCACGTGAATAAAGTATTCTTATACCATTACCAAACTCTTCAACAACTCCTGTAATACAGTCGTCAAATCCGTCTAATAGAATTGCACCTTCCGCCAATTCTTCAACTTCTTCTTTTGTCATTTGTTTTTATATTCTTCTAATGTGATTCCTTCAGTGTCTTTATCACTAATTCTAACTTTAAAGTTAAATCCTCTCATGTATTTGGTGATAATATCTTTTACTTCTTCTACGGTATCCCATTGAATACATCCTTCATGTTCTTTAGAATAATCATTATCTACTAAGTAGTTAACAATTGTCCCACTTTGAAGTGTTAAAAATCCGTGAGCATAACCTTTTGGTACATATACTGATTCACCTGAAGTTAAAACAAATGTCTCAAGTTTACCAAAGTCTTCACTGTCTTTATCCAAGTTAATAACAAAATCAATTAGTTTTCCCTGAATAACTGAAACCAACTTGGTTTGAGCCATCGGGTCATCTTGATAATGTAATCCACGGAAGACAAATATATCGTCGTTTATGCTAATATTTGATCGAACCCACTTGTCAGAAAGTTTAATTGGGGTAAAAGACCCACGATGGTCTTTAAAAACTGGTTGTAATAGTTGATAAGGTTTTTCCATGTGTAAAGTATAATAAATTAATATTATTCAATCAACCATATATTTATTTAGAAAACAATATATATGAAAAACGCATTTTTTTTGAATATTACTAAAGAAGAAAAAGAATCAATACAGAGTAAACATAGAAGTCAATATGATGGATATGTTACTAGAGGAAATAATGTCCCAAATGAAACTCCTTTAAATGTCGAGGATTTAAATCGAGATAAAAAAGGAATTACAGTATCTAATATGGGTGAAGTT